CTGGACACCTGGAAAACCAGTGCGTTCATCAATTCAATGAAAACGCTTTACCATAAACTCTTTGAAAGAGTCCCATACCATCACGAGGCAACTCCTCACCTCGGATGACCCCATTTACAGCCCAATCCTTAAAGGACGTTCTCGTATCTTGATTCTTCCAAGGGCGCCGCATGTCTGCCGCTACCATCTCCTGTCCAGATTGTCCTGCACTTTTCAGGATCTGAGAAGGGTCGGTAATTTCAGCACCGAGCTGGTATTTGTCACCAGATTTAACATAGTTAACCAACTCCGTAAACCAAGGCGAAAACACTGCATTTTGCAGCTGGCTAAGAGCTCGCACAATATAGGACATATCGTTCCAGTCTTCTGGGTGATATTGAAGCCGTTCGAGACTGAGAACGGACCCCAGGGTTCTAAAGACACTAGCAATACCTCCTGGTCTACCAAAATAGTGGACACGTTTCAGGTATGCTAAAGACCTTTTATGAACGAATTGTTTATCCGGGTGACTTTCCATTCCAAAATGCTTAAATGCTTCCGCAGTTGTGTCAGCTGAACAAGAGGGACCATCGATGACAAAATCGTCGCCAAGGACTGCAAGGTTATCAATCTTGTACAGTCCAGCTTCCTCTCCATAAAATTGGATGGCCATATTGCATAATGACCCGATCAGGTTGGTGCACCCCGAACCTGATTTCAAGGATGACGGTCTTGGCGTAACAAGTTGAGTAGGTGTTATTAACCAGGCCCTATTCACCATAGTATAAACTAGGTTCTCAACTAAACGCGAATGTCCTTTTATCCACGTGCCTAGGATTTTCCCTACGTCTAGAATTATTCTAGGAGGCAAAGTTGCGTCGAAATTACTTACGTCGCCGGAAAGTACAGCCCTTCCATGCTTCTCAGACCACTGAAGCATCCTTTGCATTTCTGTGTCAATTACACTTGTTGAGTGCCATCCACACATAATCTTTACTCCACCTGAAAGTTTGAGTTCTCTCATTATATCCATAATGGGAGGAGTGATCATCTTCCACAGGATGGCTTCATCCTTAGGAAATGCTATGATGAGTCGTTTCGCTTTCAAGCCGTAAGGGGTAGGTCCTTTCTGAACTAGGCGCTGACCTGCAATAGTAAACCAGAATGGCAGGTCTGATTCACTAACAGGAGCATTCATTAAAGCATACAGCTCTTTAACCCGTGCGGTGTAGTACGAGTAAGCTGATTGGATCTCAGGCACTTTCTGGGGTTCCGCCTCGGCTGAAGGTTTCCAAGGCCTTATGAACCAGGGCGCGCCTGAGTTAGTCTTAGTATCC